CACCCAAGTCGGCTTTTGCGCGTGGGGATTGGGCCATCACGACCCAGACCTACTCGGCAGAGGAGTACGGCTGGGAGGAGTTGATCGACGACCGTGAGCGTGAGAACGCTGACGACCCGATTGCACCCGACCGAGATTCGACCGAGGTGGCAACCGACATCGTGCTCATCGCATATGAGCAGCGAGTGGTGGACCTGGTGACGTCTACGGCCAACATCACGCAGAACACCACGCTGTCGGGAACCAGCCAGTGGAGCGACTTCGCAAACAGCGACCCGTTCACCGATGTGCGGACAGGCATTGACACCATCCAGAAGGCAACTGGTGTCAGGCCGAACGCCTTGGCGATGGGCTACGAGGTTTGGAACAAGCTCCAGGATCACCCCGATCTCCTGGAAAGGGTCAAGTACACCCAGCGTGGCTTGATCACCCGTGAGATCGTGGCAGCGGCGTTCGATCTGGAGGAGATTCATGTCTCCAGGGCTTTGAAGAACACCGCCAAGGAAGGGCAGACTGTATCCCTCGGCTATATGTGGGGGAAGGACGCTCTGTTGTACTTCAAGCAGCGCACGCCTGGTATCAAGCGTGTGTCGCTGGGGTATACCTTCCAGGTGCGTGATCTGAAGGTCGAGCGGTATCGGGAGGAACCCCGAAAGTCGGATGTGGTGCGAGTGACGCACCTGGTCGATGAGAAGCTGGTGGCTGCAGCTTGTGGCTACCTGATCAAAGCGGCAGTTGCCTGATAAGGGCTACTGAAGCGAGCACAGAGAATGGGGCTGGTGACGGCGGGCGATCCTCGCTTCGCCAGCCCCTTCTTGCATAAGGAGGGCACGAAATGGCTGTCCGAGTGACGAGGGGCAAGGCACTGATCGGTCGCATCGAGGACTTGGATCAGATCAGGCCGAAAGCCGACAAACCGCTGAAGATTTCCAGTGTGGATTACACGGGAACCAGCGGCGACAAGATCGGTATTCAGAGCAGGCCGAACGCGACTGGTGATGGCACAGTCACGCTCTACGGGGCGCAGATTCAGCCGAGGTTCAAGGATGCCATCGGAGGGGCCTCGCTGATTGGTCTGGATGTCGGGCCGATCCTGAAGGGAACCAGCGGCAACATGACCGGCGACTGGCGTGGGATCGAAGTCAACCTGACTGATGACAACCAGGCAGGCCGGACTGTGGACGGGATCGGTGCGTTCCTTCGATTGAGGCCACAGATTCACCATGCGATCACCGGCGGGCTGTTCGGGATCGAGGTGTTGAAGGATGGTGGCACTAAGGGCTGGGATGCCTTCCTCAAGTTCGAGGACGAGGCCACTGGCCTGGTGAACAAGCCGTCTGGAGCGGTGTCACTTCCGGCAACCACCGGCTGGATCAGGGTCAAGATCGACAGCACGTTCTACAAAATCGCTCTGTACGACGATTGATGACGCTTGAGCGGCTTGGTGAGCGGCTGAAGCAGCTACAGCTTCAGAGGATTCAGGCGGTCGCTACCGTCCACGCTGTTGACGGAGCGATCCAGGAGATCGAGCGTTGGATCGAGGAGATGGAGAAGGAGCAAGGCCCGAAGGAGGTGGATGATGGCGAAGCAGGTCCTGTTCAAGTCTAACGTAAAGCATGACGGGGAGGACTACTCGGCTGGTCGGGTGACCGTGCTCGACGACGGAGTGGCGGATTCCTTGTGCGAGTTGGGCTGTGCGGAGCTTATCGCTGCTCCTGTGAAGGAGCCGCCTGCACAGCCGGAAGCAGAGGCACCGCCTGAACCGGCCCCTGATCCGGAGCCGAAGGAGCCGCCGAAGAAGGGCAAGAAGTCGAAGTAGGTGAGATGTGGCCTACACGACCCAGGCCAAAGTAGCCAAGCTCCTTCCGTGGATGACATTCTCGGCCAGCACGGCGGTCACGGCCACGGATGTGACGGACCTGATTACCCTGGCGGACGCTTGGATCGACTCCAAGCGGGCGAGCCGGTACACGGTGCCGATCACGGGAACGGAGGCGCTCAAGGTTGTGGAGCTGATCTCAAGCCACAAGGTGGCCTCCATGATCCTGGACAGGGTGGAAA